TAAGTTGTAGACCCGTTTAAATTTGTTATCCCTTGAACAGTAGGAAATGTAGCTACTGCAGTCGAATTAAATTCAGTTGCGTAGGGAACATCATACAAACTTGCATCTGACCAAGTAGTTCTTGCTAATGAACCAGTAGTCCAAGTATTATTTTGATAATTGTAAGTAACACATCTGTCTACTTCACTAGATCCACTTTTTGGATAGAACCAAGTAATCTCTTCATAAAGGTGATTTAATCCAGCATAGACAGATTCTCCTCCTTGATAATTTACACCCAAGTTGTCTCCCTTTGTTGTAAAAACAAAATCTTCTACTAAACATGGTAAAGATTTAACAGTACCATCAAAAACAAAAAATCCTCCAGATTCTCCCATCCAGTACACTGCACCATTTACATATTTCATTGCATGTTGACCAATGCATCCACAATTTGAACCTACTTGTCTTACTGAAAAAGTAAAAGGTGGACCAACAAATTGAATAACATATGCAGAGGTATCAGTTAAAACAAATGTATAATCTTTACCTTTTATTGCACCAACTATTTTTGTGCCAGAATCTAATCTAAAAAAACCTGCAGTGTTAACTGAGGTTGGAGTATAGTCAGAAATATCTTCTTGATCCGAAAATCTTATAAACATTTTATCCTGAGTGCCTGGAGAACCAATTGTAGTTTCAGTTCCTAACATAAAAAGGTGTCTGTCTCTATCAGAAACTAAAGACATAACAGACGCTGTTGGAGCATTACTAATTACTGTAGCCCTAGTTGTCAGTGCACTTGGATTAGAATTAATAGGATTCCATTCAAAAGATTTACCATTTTTTACTGTTGCAATTAATTTTTCTCCAAAATTATCTAATGACCACGAGGCTGGATCAATTGTTAAAGTTTGTGATAAAGACGCTTCACCCCAACCAGTATAATATTCAACACCTGCTCCAGATAAGTGCGCAGTCCTTGTGCCAGCAACACCTCTAGTGATACCTGTTAAATCATTTGACGATATACCAGTATAAGAAATAAATTCTGTGCCAACTTTAATAGTTCCTGAAGTTGGAAATCCTGTCGTAGAAACTAATGTAATTGATGTTCCTGAACCGCCTGTTCCCGCAGTATCATCTAATAAAGCTCCGTTTAAAGTTCCAAAAACTTGCTGACCTCCACCAAATAATCCAGTGCCCCAACCAAAACCATAAGTGAACCCTAAAGTTCCTGGTTTTATGTATGGATTTACTGTAGCTGTTCCACTACCGTTTACAGTAGTACCAGCTGCTGATGCCATAGTAATTGTAAATGAATCACTATTAGGTACTGTAATTACTTGAAAAGTATTTGTCTCAAAATCTGCTGCACTATATCCAGCTCCAGAAGGTGGAGTAACAGATGTAAATGTAAATAAATCTCCAGGTTCTAAACTGTGTGCAGCTTTGTTTACAGTTACGGTTGCAGATGTATTAACGGTATCAAATGTACAACCAGTTAAAGATACCCCTAAAGGAGTAATATCATAAAATGCTCCTTCATAATAAATTACTAATAATTTATTTGTACCTATAGCTGCATATCTTCTACCGTCTAAATCAGCCCAGATAAATTGTTCTCTTGCAGCACCTACTAAAGTACCACTTAAAATTTGTTCCCAACCTCCAATTTTTTCAGGAAGGCCATACCTAAATCTTACAAAATCCCCATCTGTCCATTGCCCTTCAGCACCAGTTTGAGTAACTTGCTTATTAAAACCAGGTTGTATTTGTACATTTGTCAAAGGCATATTTTATTATACCATTTAATCTAAGGCTAATAAACTATTAGCTTTTTGGCTCATTTTTATCTATATATTTTTTTAAAGCGTAACAAGCGTTTACAAAAGCAGTAGAAATAGCCTCTAGAAGAGGTTTAGTTTCAGTGTAAATAATTGGTAATTTTTTTTGTTTATTAATAATTTTTATTTCATCATCCGTAAACTCAATAATAAATGCATCTTTGTAATTTTTAAATTTCATTTTTAAATCCTAAATACTTTCTTTTATCATACAAATAATCTGAAAATTCTCCGTTCTTTTCAACATAGTGTAAAAATATCTGACCGTTATAGTCACCTTCATATTCTAATCTCCAATGTTTTACTTTTGCTCCATAATATAAAATACCATCTTTTGGTTTTATAATATATTTTTTATCATTAATATATATAGGCCATTCTTTATCACTTCTTACATTTATACTTATAGTTATTTCACATGAAGGCCTATCAGTGTGTTTATCTAATTTTGAATACTTGTTATACATTCTCCAAAAAGTGTAGGTTGGTAATACTTCTTTTTTTAAATGTTTTTCAACTTTTTTTATTTTAGATAACAAAAGACTATCCATTAATGGACAACCATATTCATAAGTTTCTCCTAAAGATGTTTGTTTGTCATCAAACAATTTTGAATTTGCTTCATGAAAAATTTTCATATAATTCCAAATTAAATTATTTTCATCTTCTTTTAAGAAATCTTTTATGTAAATTATATTACCCATGATACTATACAAAATCTTGTTCCTTTTATTACTTTGGTTGCTGCATGAGGATACAAAAAATTACTTGGCCATACCACAACACTACCAGGTTCAGGTTTTACTTCAAAATATATATCTCCATTAGGTTTATAAAATTTAAGGTATCCACCTTCAAAATCGTTATTTAAAAAAATAATAATTGATAATTCACGATGTATTTCTTTACAAGAATCTACGTGTGGTTTGTAAAATCCTCCTTGTTCATATTTTAATAATGTTACTTCTTTAATGTATGTAATTCTAAAATCTCCAATAGTATCTTTTTTGTATCTTTGAACTGCTCTCATAATCTTTGCACATATATAATTATACCAGTGTGTTTCAGTAATTGATTTATTTATATTTAAATTATAATCTTGTGTATTTCTAACAGTTTTATCTATTTCAGTTTTAAAGCTGTCTGAATTTGTATCACCAACAATAGTTGTATCGAAAAAATTATAATTATTAAATGTTTTTAAAAAAGCAGAAACTTGAATAGGTGATAATAAATTTGGATACACTTTTATAAATTCTTTTAGTTCCATGATTTTTTTTTCCAAAATAATTTTTCATAATACTTAGTTAATTTTGTACCAAGTGTAAAGAATCTTCTTGAGGATTCTTCTTCTGGGATTTCACTTACTTTCATATTCCAACTTTCATTTTTGAAAGGAAAGACAGTTGCAATCGGTGTTCCTTTTTCTAATAACCAAGTACCTTCTTTTTTAAATACACATGGAAAGTTAACTTGCACTGGATGATTACCATCAACTATACCTGAAAGAATTTCAAATCTATCATCAGGTCTATTTAGTGGTGGTGTGTATAAAACACTATAATTTTTTGGGACTTCTATAATCCATGGATTCATAATTTTATAAATTTCATACATCTTATTGGTTACTGCATAAGGACAAGTATTACCTCCAACTTGTTGTAAGTTATGTATCTCATTTCCTTTATTGACATTTATTAAATCAACTTTTGGATGCGTAGAAACATTACCATTTATATTAATCCAAGTATTTAATTTATTATTTATTCTAGGATCAGGTGTATTAAAATTTATTTCTTGGTCTACTGGATTTTTTAAAATGTAACCTGTTACTAAACTATCAAGAAAAGGTTTACAATTCTTAATGTTTAAATTATTAAAATTACCAACTTTAATATTTTTATACCAATCAGGAATATTAAACTTACCTGGTGTGGGATATAGGGATTTATCTTTGGTTATAAAATTGTGAGCTTTAAATTTAATTATGTGGCGCATGGTATCTCACCAGCAGGTGAGGGTACACTTATACCATTCTTGTGTAATGCGTCAAGCCAAACAGATGCAGTTACTGGCCATGAAATGCTATCTAAATTTATGCTTTCTAAAGTAGATATATAATTACTCCAAGTGCTTGGTACACTAGGAAAATTCTGTTCACAATGACGAATATTTTTTATTAGCTCATTAATTTTATCTTGGCAATGTTGTTTAGTTATTGTTTCTGTGGGTATAGAATCATTGTTAAGTATATTAGATGAAGTTTCAATATCTTCAAATTTTTTTGTTAGAGTAAATGCTACTGCTTCATAATCTGTATCTGATATTTCAACAGATGAGGATGCTCCATAATTCATCCACCATTCTTTAGCCTCATCAGATTCGACTATTCCAATTCTTTTATTTTCATTATTAAAAATTATATGTTTAGCCATAATTATTATCCGTTGTCAAAAATTATTAAACCACCACTACCACCACCTTGTCCAGTACTAGCCATTGCAGGCGGTTGCGTTCTTCCAGCTCCTGGTCTACCAACATGTTCTGGATTACAGTACAAACCACCGTTTGCATAATTATCAGTTACATCAACTTGTGCTCCCGGAGCATTTCCATGGCTTCCAGGGTTACTGTTTTGACCTCCTTGGCCACCATTTGCAGTTACACTTAAACCTGGTACAGTTGTAGCATTTCCAGCTGGAGCAGCAGGACCACCTGGATTTCCACCAGATCCCCCAGTTCCAATAGTATAAGCATATCCAGTAGAAGCAGAAACATCTTTTAAAAATTCTCCAGCTCCACCTTGACCACCAGGTCTTCCGTCAGGTGAAGGGTTAACACCTCTACCACCACCTCCGCCACCGACAGCAAAGAATCTTGCTTTTGAAGCATTTGATGGCGTAGTATAAGTTCCTGGATTTCTATTATATTCTCTTAATGCAAAACCACCCCCAGCAGCTCCTGAAGCAGCACCAGTTAATCTTCCTTGTGCGTCTACAGTAATTGTTGCTACTGTATAAGTACCTGCGGATACTGCAGTGTTTGCTAATTGGTCTGCACCAACAGCATCATCAGCGATTTTTGCAGTGGTTACATTTTTATTTGAAATTTTTGCAGTTAAAATAGCATTGTCAATTATTTTAGCAGTTGTTACTGCATTGTTTGATAATTGTGCAGCTCTTACAGCATTAGCAGCAATTTTATCATTGTCTACTGCATCATCTGCTATTTGTGCTGTACCAATTGTTCCACCTAAAGTGTCTAATGAAATTTCTTTTAAATTAGTTCCATCTGAATAAGCAGCATAAATTTTTGCAGCATCTAAAGTAAAACCAGTTCCACTTGCAGTTTTAATTGTTAAGTTTGCTGGGTTAGTTAATCCTGTTGCATCAAAAATATAAAATTTTTCTATACTGTCAGGTATGGTACAAATTGTACTTGCAGCGATAGATGCCGTAGCAAATTTAATTACCATATTTCTAGCATTTGAAATAGCTTTATCAGTCATTACAAGTGCTAGTGTTCCACCACTTGATAATGTTACTTGTTCAAAACCTGCGATTGCTTGTTGAATAAGATTTAAGTTATTATTTGTATTATCACCCCATGTACCAGCGTTTTCGCCAGTAACCATCAATTCTAGTTTTAGATCAGATGAATAAGTTGATGTCATAAATTTGTTCTCCTAAATATTAATAATTATACATATGTTAAGCTGCCAAATCAACCTCAGTCCAAACATTAGTAACTCCTGGATCTATTTCTTGCCAAGCAGTTACGCCAATATTTCCAAGAGATGCTGTCATTTCTATACCAGTAACACTTATATTTGCAATACCAGTAACTGTTACTGAGCCAACTGAACCTGATAATTGTAATCCTCCAACCCCTATTATTTGACCTGGAATTTCAGCATGTTGTCCTAGTGATAGTGTAGCTTGTTGGCCAGTAGGAGATTCAGTTGTAGTTTGTACTAATGTAAAATTACCTTGAGTAAATGTAGCTTGAATACCACTTACATCCACTGGAGTTTTTAAACCAGCTACTGTTGAGCCTATTGAGCTAGTTAATGATCCAGCGCTTGATACAGTTACGTTTGCATCGGCATCAAAAGAT